GGGTTTTTTGTGAGCATTAAAAGCTCGTCGTAACCTAAGGAGGACTCATGTCCCTTTTCTTGAAGCTGGTAACAGCTCTAGAAATAATCTTACTTCTTAAAAAGTTACGAGAACAAAATGAAAGCTCTACTTCAAACTCAAACAGCTACAACGTTATCAAGAACCCGGTTCAGAAAAAGCGTCAAGGAACCGACGCTAACAATGCTGAAATCCGGTAAAGCTAACAAAAAGCTAGGGGGCTCCGTCCGCAAAGGAATGTGGAAGGGGCTCCCGATTTTTTCCCTGACGCTTGAGGAACGAGCTTCTTGCCCACCAACCTGTGAGCAATGGACCAACTGTTACGGCAACAACATGCCGTTTGCGCACCGCTACAACCACAACAACCCCTGGTTCGAACAAGCACTGGCCTCGAACCTCGCACAACTGTCCATGAAGCACGAGCAAGGGTTCGTGGTTCGGTTGCACGTACTCGGTGACTTTTATTCCGCTGACTACGTTCGCTTTTGGATGGCCATGATGCTGGCGTTCCCTGGGCTGCGAGTGTTCGGATACACGCACCACCGGCACGACAGTGAGATCGGACGAATCGTCAATAACCTAAACGTTATCTTGCCCGACCGCTGGCGGGTACGGTTCTCAGACGACCCAAACGTCGAGTTCCGATCCCAAGTTGTTGCTTCACCGCAACAAGCAACAGGGGTCGTATGCCCTGAACAACTGGGCAAAGCCGCCTCTTGTGGCGACTGCGCGTACTGCTGGCATAGCGAAAAACCTGTATTCTTTGTTGAACATTGACAAAACTCGAGTTAGTATCTGATCTTTACTGAGAACTAATCAATGCTTAAACCTTTTGATCATCAAGTTAAAACTACTAATTTCCTTCTTAAAACCCCTCGAGCACTTATCACTTCCGATCCAGGAACTGGTAAAACCCGCAGCGTCATCGACGCTTATGCTCAGCGGAAAGAAGGGCGCATGCTCGTACTCGCCCCTTTGTCAATCCTCTCCGCTTCGTGGGGGGACGACATCAAGAAGTTCCAGCCTAAGCTAACCTACGTTGTTGCTTATGCTAAGAACCGAGAAGCTGCGTTCAAGTCCAAAACCGACATCGTTATTACCAACCACGACGCGGTAAAGTGGATAGCCAAAAACGAAAAGCTTCTTCAAAACTTCGATACCATCTGCATCGACGAGTTCACAGCATTTAAAAACAAAGACAGCCAGCGTAGCAAAGCAGTCCTCAAACTAGCTGCTAAGTTTAAGTACCGCATCGCTATGTCCGGTACGCCAAACAGCAACACAATCCTGGACATCTGGCACCCAACACTGATCGTTGACGACGGTGAACGGCTCGGCAAACGTTTCTACGGCTTCCGATCAGCTGTCTGTACTTCACGGTTCAATGGCTTTGCCAACGAATGGGTGGACAAGCCCAATGCTCAGGAAATCGTTGCAGCCTCTATTAAAGACATCAACATTCGTTACCAGCTAGAAGACTGTATCGACATGCCGGAGCAATCTGTACACACAATGTGTGTACAACTGACTCCTGACATCATGAAACAGTACGAGCTCCTGGCTGCCGACTCGGTGCTTTACACCGGTAAAGAAACCATCAACGCAATCAACGCAGGCGCACGCGTCAAGAAACTGCTGCAGTTATGCACCGGCGCTGTCTATACCGAAGACGGTGTAGCCTGTGGGATACACTCCGAACGTTACGAACTCGTAATGCAACTGGTATCCGAGCGCAAGCACTCATTGGTGGCGTTCAACTGGCGACACGAGCGCGAGCACCTTGTACGCCTGGCCCAAGAGATGGGCTTTGAGTACGGCGTCATTGATGGCGACACGCCAGCCAACAAACGCAAAGACATTGTCGACCGCATGCAAGCTGGGCAACTGAAAGTTGTGTTTGCGCATCCGCAATCAGCAGGCCATGGACTGACTCTGACCACTGCAACAACGGTGATCTGGGCGTCCCCGACGTACAACGCTGAGCATTATCAGCAGTTCAACCGCCGGATCTACCGCGCTGGTCAAACGCAGAAAACAGAAATCATCCACATTGCAGCTGACAATACGTGGGAACCTGACGTCTACACCAAACTACAAACCAAACTCGAACGAATGGACGACCTATTACAGATTCTTAATCAACTAACGCCAATGAGGAAAACAGCATGACTGTAAACATCAACGAGCTGATCGAGCGCCGCGCTGAAATCAAGCGCGAAACCGAACAGCTGAACAATCGGCTTAAAGATCTGAAAGCTGCTCAGGACGAAATTGACCTGGCGCTTCTAAAGAAAATGGACGCTGAGGGGTTGTCTCGCACTGCGAATGGCGATTACTCAGTATCCATCAATGAAGACACGGTACCGGAAGTAGAAGATTGGGACGCTTTGTACAATCACGTTATTTCCACCCGTGACTTTAGCTTGATCCAAAGACGGATAAGCTCAACAGCTTACAAAGAGTTGTTGAAACTCGGGGAAGGAGTCCCCGGCCTTTCACCAAGGACCATCCGTAAGATCAATTTTCGTTCGCTCTAAACATAGGAATATACCTAAACATGTCTAATGCAATCGCTCTTGTATCGTCCAACGTCCCCGCTCACGTTATGCAAGGCACCGGCCTCGGTAACGAGAATGTCGGTCAGAACGTAACTATCCCTCGCGTCAAGCTTCTTCAGAAGATGTCTGACGAAGTGGACAAGTACAACTCCAAGTACATTCAGGGTGCCGAGCCTGGTCACTTCTTGAACTCCTTGACCGGCCAAAACTACGGCGAAGAGCTGTACGTAATCAACTTGTTGTTCCGCAACGAGTTCGTTGTGTGGCGTAATCGTGACTCTGGCGGTGGCATCCTTGGCTCGTTCAACTCGTTGACCGAAGCCCAAGAAGCCATCAAGGCCCAAGACAAGCCGCAGGATTACACGATCACCGACACGCATTCACATGTCCTGCTAATCAAGAATCCGGAAACAGGCGAGCTTGATCGCACGCCAGTGATCATGGACTTCTCGAGCTCCAAGATGCGCATTTCGCGTAATTGGAACTCGGTCATTGGCCTTAAGGGCGGTAACCGTTTCTCCGGTCTTTGGAAGCTCAAGTCGGTATCCGTTACCAACAAGGCCGGTGCCCAGTTCATGAACTTGGAAGCAGACTTTGTTGGCTGGGCCACTGAACAAGACTACGAGTATGCCAAGTCTGTTTATGGCCAACACACCGGTCGCCTCGTTGACTAATCAGTGAACGAACACGGCTTTATACGAGCTGTACATGTGGATCTTCCATCGGAGGTTTTCCGGTGGAAGATCCACGACACGTTTGCGGGCGGAGTGCCTGACGCCTTTTACGCCGGTCCAGTAAGTACTCTATTCGTAGAGTACAAGTACGTAAAAGCGTTCCCAAAACGAGACACTAGCCCAATACGCACCAGCCTTAGCACACAGCAAATCCATTGGCTAAACAGACTACACGACCTCAACCAGCCCGTAGCTGTTGTCATTGGCTGTGAAAAGTTAGCCGTTGTTCTTACTAACAAAACCTGGTCAGAATACATACCCAAACAAGACTTCTTAAGCAAAGCTGTACAATTTGCAGATATACCCAAATGGATACACAACAAAACATGCATAGAGGCTGTATGACTATCGATAACGAAAGTTTGTTCGATCCCTGGAGAGAAGAAATCCTCAAAGGACCAGCATCTGTAACTCAGCTAAGAGAAATTATATCTGAATTAAAACACTCTCTTCGCATAGCAAAAGTTGAGTCTGAACGCCTTAAAGAACAGAACTCTAAGCTAATGAATCAACTAACCGAAAGCATGGCAAGAGAGATGGAAATACTATCTACCAATACCCGCCTTAAAAAAGAAATAAACGACTTATGGAAATCCCTAAACCTGATGTAAAACTTGCTGTGCTGAGAGAAGCCATAGACAGAGCTGATAACTTAGCCTCTGTTCAAGCGCAACTTGCAGCTAGTCAAGCACAAGTAATTGCAGCCCAAGACATTGCTATACAAGATTTAAAGTCCCAGATCACGGACTTTAAAGTCCGTATCAGATCCTTAGAAAGCGAGATATCTGAACTAAAGACCGCTTTAAGTTATACCTAAACCTATGACACACACTACGCAAAAACTATTTCGTACTACCCCTAAACTCACGTTTGAGCAATACAAGATATTGCTAAACAGAAAAAAGCATGCCCATGCCAACTCAAAACGAGTCCGATATACAGACTTAGTTAAAGAATGGGGCGTGCAAGAATACTGCATGGCCACTGCGGTTTACCGTGGCATTAAGCAGTACGACTACATACTCTGGAAGCAGAGTGAGTTATGAGTCAGAGCAAGCGATACAAGATCGCGTCGTGGATTGCTGTACTCACTTTCCCGATTTGGTTCCTTCCTCTTCTTATGTTTCTGATGCTGTCTCTTGCAGCAGTAGTAATTGAAGACTCCATCCGCGATTACATGGACGAAAGAAAGCGCAATGAAGATTGAAGTCAGCTCCGACCTGCTCGAAGAGATAACGGCAGCGGAATTACAGCACACCATGAAGCAACTTCAGCAAGACTACAAATTGCGAAAGGCAGGGAAGTGGATGGCAATATTCGATACCGACAAAGCAGCGGATCTGGCAGAACTGAAGCGACACATCGACGCATTCAAGTTGGTGGGAAAGTATTACAGGGTGAAGCCATAATGACTAAAGACGCTGTCAATCCATCGCATTACCGACGCGGAGACATCGAATGCATCGATGCAATGCGAGCTAGCTTAACGCCGGAAGAGTTCCGTGGTTATTGCAAAGGCAACGTCATGAAGTACTTGTGGCGGCACGGCGAAAAAGACGATCCAGTACAGGAAGCCAACAAAGCAAACTGGTATTTAACTTGGCTGCAAGGCAAAGATCCCCGCGACACTACTCCATAGTCACAAGCATCTGGTGCATAAGATGCGACAGTCGGTCTACTAGTACCTCGTCTGCCGACATATCATAATACCCTGCTACATCCAAAATGGCATGAACCGCTTCGTGCATAAACACTTGCTGGCGGTTAGTACCTTTAAGGCTTGAAATAAGTTCAATACGGTACTGGTCAGGAATCCACATGCCTATGCATTCCTTCCCGTGCTTCCACTTTTTAGGAGGCACATTAACTACTGTTATAGTGTGCCCAGCCAAGTTAAAAGTCTTCGGGATACCATCCCCGACCCGTTTTGAATCTGGCACCCTACAGCCCTCCAGGTAACTAGAAAAAACCTATTAACCTTTCTTTTTGGGAGCTGAGTATCCCTTAGACGGTTTTTTCTTTTCCATCTTGATAGGTTTTACCGGAGCATTCAAACGGCATTCTTTACCCTTGTGCATCGCTGTCTCCTACTACTGGCTTTGGGTACTTCTCTTTAACATCCAACACTTTACGCCGCATATCTTCGAGAGCTTCGCCGCCTTTCCACAAAGCGTCAAGTTGATCTCGAAGCTCGGGGTATTCGTTACGCCTGAGAACAGCGTAGTCCTGCTTAACCTTGAACTTCACACGGCACCTCTACCACTTTCTGGGTGTGGCGCAAATGCGACAACACAACCTGAATAGTCTGCGGATATGTAACTTCTAACTCAAGCGTGCCATCGTTGACCACGAACAACGAACCACTAACAATGGCCGTTGTCCCCTGTGGGATGCCACTAACAGTGTTCGTTGTCACTTCCACACGCATAGGACTTTTAGCAACGACTGTATTTTTAACAAAGTCATACCAGACTTGATCTGGATGAAACGCTGTAGAAACCTGAACAACTGCTGCAGCGCCCGGAAACATATCAGGCGCAACGACATCATCGACCGTGCAGACGCATTTTCCGGCTTCGTCAAACACCATAGTAATCATTACCGCCTGGCTCCCATAACAGATAAGCTGATGCTTCTAAGCACAGACGGGCTACTAACAGTACCAGGAGCCTGGTCAACACGCCTTGCGCCAGTTAGTACTTTAATTCGCATTTGAGCCGCGTTAGTAATCGTAGTAGACATCGCCATCGGGAAACTTGCATACGTATCACCACTCACGGTACGAGTACCAGCAACAGTCTGTGCAGCAATCTGATACCCATTGCCATCAAACTTGTCTACCAACATATAAACATGCTGTCCTGCATCTTGGCTAAAGCCCGCATCCATAGTTCCGTAAAAAACTATGATCGAACCGCCATCAGTTATATCTCCAACAGTGATTACAGATGTCTCTAAAACCGTATACCCCCCACTAAACGTAGGAGCAGTCGTTGTACAGACGTAGTTGTACTCCCCGTTTGGAAAACCAACATACCCGTAGTAAGTAGTACTAGTCTCTAAGTCTATATAACTTACCGTGTACTCACCTTGACCAAAACCTACGAATACATGACTGCACGTTGTTCCACCCCCGGTAATAGCAATAGGGTTAGATACGTAAACATCTGCGGCGCTAAAGCTAAGCGGAATCGTAATTGAATTACCGGCAATCTTAAGCGTGTTAACTGCAAGGTCCTTAATCTGCGCATTGTCTATTCGCGCATTGGGGATGTACAAACGTCTCTGATTAAGTACAGGGTCAAAGTACGTATCAAGAACAGTATCATCAATAGATAGATACGCAGCATTTAGTTTACCGGCGTTAACTTTATCTGCGCTAAGATTGCCAATAAGCGCGTTATCTATTTCTCCAATTCCTATCTTGGCCTTAGTAATTTGGCCATTTGCAATAACCGCATTAGTAATATAAACACCAGGTACAACAGTAACGCCGTTAATAACCTCTGTAGTAGTCTGAACAACAAACGGGGTTACAGGCGGACTAGCATCACTACCGCCCTTCATGATCGCAAAGCGGTCTGCGTTAACAATAAACTCGCTAGTAATTTGGCCAGCGTCGTTCGCTGTAGACGCTAAACCAAAACCAGCAACGGCCCCGTTAATATCGGTTTTTATTGTGTAACGCGCCTCAAGCTGTTGCCCGGAAGCTTTCGCAAAGTAGTTCTGCTGAACCGCTACATTAGTGGGGTAATTTGACTGAATAGTTGCCTGCAACGTATTTGTAGAACTGCTAATAGCACTGTCCGCTTGCGTCTTTGTATAGTAGTTCTGAGTAAGAGTGGAGTTAGTTACGTAACTACCAAGTGTATTGTTTAACGAAGTATTCGACACCAAAGTAGATGTAGAATTGCTAATAGCACTATCTGTAGCCGATTTTGTGTAGTAGTTCTGAGTAAGAGTGGAGTTAGTTACGTAACTACCAAGTGTAGTGTTTAACGAAGTGTTCGACACCAAAGTAGACGTAGCGTTACTAATAGCACTATCTGTAGCCGATTTTGTGTAGTAGTTCTGAGTAAGAGTGGAGTTAGTTACGTAACTACCAAGTGTATTGTTTAACGAAGTGTTCGACACCAAAGTAGACGTAGCGTTACTAATAGCTTCGTCTGTAGCCGCTTTTGTGTAGTAGTTCTGAGTAAGAGTAGCGGCAGTGCTAGCAATACGAGCATCATCCGCTGCAACCCATGCTGTACCGTCCCAACGATACGACTTGTTGTTGTCATCAGAATCAAACCACAAATCACCTGTAGAAAGACCAGTCGCAGCTGGCGCAGACGCCTGACGAAAAGTTCGATTCTTGTTATTGATTGCTGCTTCTAAAGTTGTCGTCGAGCCAGAAATAGCTTGATTTGTTTGAGCTATGGTGTAGTAATTACTAGTTAAGTTGGCAATTGTGCCAGCAATACGAGTATCGTCAGACGCCACCCAAGAAGATCCATTCCACCGATACGACTTATTATTATCGTTAGAATCAAACCACAGGTCGCCAGTAGCTAATCCACTTGAAGGCGGAGCGTCATCCTGGCGGAAAGTCCTATTCTTTACGTTAATCTGTGCAGTCAACGACTGCGTAGAACTAGCGTTGGCCTGATCAATAGTGGCTTTGGTATAGTAATCATTAAACAAAGTAGCACGAGTAGCCGAAAGTCCCGTCGTCCCGTTATTAACAGTAGACTCAAGAGAACTTACTCGGCCAGCCGTAGCAACAACACCAGTAGTACCGTTATTAACGGTAGTCTTGACCACATCAAGTGCTGCTGACGTAGCATTTACGCCAGTTGACGGATGGTTAACCGTTGTCTCTAAACTACCAACGCGTGCTACGGTCGCTGACAACCCAGTAGTACCGTTGTTAACCTGGGATGTTACGGCGCTTAACGCATTAGCAGTGGCTGACAGCCCCGTTGTAGGGTTATTAACGGTAGCTGTAACCGATTGAATAGCCTGAGACGCGGCCGAAGTACTAGAAGCACTGATCGTGTTTATTTGTACGATCGCTGCCGCGTTCTGGTCAACAATGTCAGCTAAGCTGCTGTACTCACCAAGAAGTTCCCAGTACGTAGTGTTAGTCGGAAGGTTACCGGTGGTAGCGCTCTTGGCCTTGTACAGAAAGCCGTTGTACGTAACAAGCTCGCCCTGCAAATACGCCTGCCCATTGGCGTATTCAGCAATTGCAGACAGGTCGTTAATCTGACTCTGCAAAGTATCGACAGCGGCATTAATTGCAGCGACTCGCGCAGAAGCTTCGTTACTTATTGCCGCAGAGCGAGCAGCAGCTTCTTGGGCTATTCTGTAAGCCACCGAGTTAACAACAGCATCACTACCGTCAATAAGATTGATACGCGAAGTCAACGACTGTGCTAGCTGAGAAGAAGTAATAGCACCGTTAAGCGTATCCAGCAAAAGTTGCGCATCTAATGCGGTTACGGCCAGCGTGCCGTTTGGAGAGTTGTACTGGCCAAAGACAGCAGAAATAGAAACGTGCCGAATCCAATAGTAGTACGACGCGCCCTCGCCAACTGGGTCTACAAACGAAATACCAGAGCTAATACCAATTAATTGTGCGTCACCAATTACGTTTGCGCTGTGACGCCAGATCTCGGTATGCGCATGAGGGCCGTATTTTGGAAAATCCCAAAACAACGTAACTATTGAATAACCACCGTTGGCCGAGAAGCCAGTAGGGGTCGGGGGTACAGTGCTGTCAAACGGCGGCTGAAAACCTGGTCCGCCCCCGCCATTCGGGTTGTACGGGCGGTTAGACAACTCCGTAGCCAACCCCGACTCAATTAACTCGCGGAGCGTAACGGCTCGATCGCGCTCGTCACCACGTCGCCCAAGACGAATCTCAACCGCCTCGGAGAGGTTCTCCAAGTAGCGACGGAGCTCCGGCGTAATGTTCGACGGTATGCTGGGAATGCCAGGAACAGTCGTCGGTTTAACTGTACGGGGGTTGCTCATGTTGCAGCAATCTCATCCATGCTCTGGGCAAGACATACCTCGTCTATCTCCACGGCCCCGGAGACCTGTACCTCCCAGACCTGAGCCACCTTCGGTGGAAGACGCATCACAGGCTCACGTAATGATCCTGTCGTTGCGCCGTTTGGCACGGTAACGGTTTGGGTGTACACACCTGCAGCGTACGATAACGTGTAATCAGCAAAGAGCACCCCATCACCCCAGACCTTAATCGTCACCGGATACTCTTGCGCGTGTACCGAAACCCAGCTCATGCTGAGAGGCTTCGGCATGACCACTTGTTTTGACTTCCAGGTCAGCGTGCGCTTAGTAGAGCTGCCACGATACTTGCGGATTTTGTTCGCTACGATCAAGTACAACTCGCCATCCTTCGGGTTCATGTACCCGCCGCGCACCTCAGCTTCGGTGGTAAGAGTAGACAGCGCCGCTTCTTCGGCACGGGGGTCAAAGCAGAAGCCTTTATAGGACCCTCCTTCCGTCCAGAACGCCACGTATGTGTTCTCATGGCGGAAGGCCCGATAGCCAGTCGGATTGAAGCTGGTGTTCCACTGGCTGGCGCTAACCAGACCCTGGGTCACAACGCGTCCCTCGCCGCCTGATACCGCCACCAAACCGTCCGGTCCGGCGTAAAGCAGGTAGCTGCCCATGTCCACCACGCTGTTCACGTTGACACAGGCCTGTGGCAGGTCAACACGGACAGCGGTCATGGCACTCGGGTCGGTGCCCGTGACGAAATACGGGGTGCCGTTGGTCAGGGCAATGATGCCGTTCGCCACAGCGCCTATCGCAACAATGTTCTCCTCGAGGGTGATTCTATAGTCGATAGGCCAAGCGTGCGGTAAAAACGGTTCACTGAGACATAACCGTTTACCAGTGAACCCTGCAAACACACCGTTGGCCACGGCTATCAGACCCTTCATAGGGCCGTCTGGATACAGGCTAGCGTTATCGTCCGGGGGGCCAATCCAAGTCTCGCTCGGCAGGACTTCGCCCAAGCCAGCAGACGGGGTGGTGTCAACGTACGTCTCCGTCGAAAACGGAACTTCCGCCAAGAACTGAAACGCCGTGGTATTAGAACCAGTATTAGAGCGGTAGATACGCTTCAGAGAGCCGGTTCCAAAGTTGTAGTTACCGCTTGGGTTGGCAGCAGCCAACATGGTAATCGTCACAGACTCTGTATCGGTACGCTCAAAAGCCGCCGTAGCCGGGCTTGGGGGGCCTTCCTCGCCAAATACGGTCACAAACGTGTAGACGTACGAAACGTCGTCTGGGGTCTGTGTTGTGTCTGGGGTGCCAGTCTTGCTGGTCAGCGGGGCCACGCTAGGGGCCGGAACTCCAAGCCGGTAACTGTTGGCCGGATATCCAACAGCCCCCGAAACAATGGAGGCTACCGTACCGATACGCGGATAGTCCTGGCCGGTCCAGTACAGGCGGGCTAGGGTGTCGCCTGGAATCGGGCCGGGTACGGCTTTTACGCCGTCCTGGTTCCATTCTAGCCAGTTAGTGTCGCGGTAGAAGTATATTGACCGACGAATGCTGTTCTGCAGCGTGAATGCGTCTACGTCGTTGGTGGTCGGGGCTAGTCGCCCGGACTCAAAATCGATGTTTTCTGATGTCTGACCAAACTGGTCAGCTAGTAATCTGGGGGAGACTCCCGGTGCGATTCCGCTAAACCGGTCGAGTTTGAAGTAGGCCATGTGTACCTCACTTGAGTAGCAAGGTAACGAGGATTCCCGCCATGCTACAGATTAGTGTGAACCCGATCAGGATTCCCCATTGGTTTATCTTTTCTATGCCGGACTCAATTTTAACAAGCCGGTCGTCAATATTCTTCGATCGTTCCTCGCACATGGCTTCATGGACGGCTAATCGGGAGGCTACCTCCCAGTAACGGTCGTCAATATCGTAGCCATTGTTAGATGATGACATGGCGGGTGCACGAGGTGGTTGGTGGTGACTTACCAGCATCTAGAGCCTCGGGTACGGGGCGTCCTGAAGGGTTTTTCCTACCCTGTATATTACCACGGCCAGTGGCCCCAACAACCCCCGACAGGGGAGAGGGGCCGTTTTCAGCCACCTCTACCCTCACCGGGTTAGCCCTCGGCCTTCGGCGTCTCAGCGGGCGGGGCCAACTGAGCCTGAGCCTGAGATTGCAGCTTTTGGATCAGGCCAGCGACCGTCTCAAACGGCTGCTTGGCGAGGGCTGCAATCAAAAGGTTGCCTTCTTCCATCGAAACTTCGAACTTCAACGTCGACATAACTACCTCCTAGTAGATTAAAACTGCCCGGCCGTCCGGGTTATTGCCTCGGCTATAAGGGTATCACGTTGATCAGCCGGTAGCTGAGCCAGCAATGCTTCATAAACTCGGTACGACTTGTCACGTTCAGCCTTCTCGGTTTTGATCAAAAAGCGGAGCCTGTCCCGGTACTGATACTGGGAAACGATGTCATCAAGTTCGTCCGGCACCTGATCAAGGGTGGCCGACTTGTACTGGGCCAAGTTCCCCGGCCACTCGTCAGTTGGCAAGGCTGCCAGCATCGCCGTGTAGTTGGCAATGTTGATGTCGTACGACATGATTTCACGCTCTCGCATCACCACATTGCTTGCAATGACTACGTACTTATCAGAGTTACTGACGGTGTAAAACATAATTTAAGCTCTCCTCCTACGCAAAAAAGACATCGTACCTAGAAGACCCAGTAGCAGTTCCTGGGTCTGAAAATTTAGTGCCGAACCCACTGGACGAAATCGCCCAGACTCTAACTGTAGGGCTTTGCGTTGTAGCAAACGCAGCAGCGTTGCTGCTTGAGTTTATTGAGCAGCCTCGGGCACCATTCGCTGTTGGCGCACCAGATGGGCTGCTGTTGTATGTCCCCCATCCAGAAGAGTTGCTCCAGCTCCAGAAGTGAACGCATGGCAGGAAATACGTTGTTGAATCGGCAAACGTCGCTCCAATCACTTTTGTCTCGTCAAACGCAACATCTAGCCCCTGAAAAAACGCTCGCTCAAAGCCACTAGAAGAGTCAGAATACTTTGTTCCAAAACCACTAGAGTCTGTCCACCCCCATGCTTGGGGAGAGGCTTTTACGCCAACAGACGAGCTACTCTTAGATGCAACAATAACTGCTGAAGAGGTCACGCCTAGTCCGTATCCAGTGGTACTCGGTAATGTTGATGGGTTTGAGTACTTGGTTCCGAACCCTGAGCTATTTGTCCAAGCAAACGCTGTTACAAACGGACTATTGTTATGCGCGATTATTACTGCGTTGCCATTGCGCGAGAAATAAATATCGTTAGCATCGTTTGGGACGCCGCCAGACGCAACGAATGGGCCGCCGCTGTTTGCCGCGCTACCAACCCATCCGCCTCCGTTATAACCGTTTCCGGCACTCCATCTCCACGCAAGAACGTTGCCGTCGTTGTCTCCAGCGACCACCCAGTTCCCTGCGCTATTAGTCGTTATGGCTTGCGAAGCAACTCCTACGCTTTGCGGCGCAGCAGATAAAGCACCCCATCCAGAAAAGAAAGCCCAAGCGCTTACACTTACTGCGGACGTAACTCGACCTACAAAAGCGTGGTTGCCGCGTTTGAATATTGTGTACTGGGAGCCGCCTGAGCCGGTAGGAGCCGAGTACTTTGTGCCAAACCCAGAACCTGACCAAACATAAGCCTCCGGGTACGTCGTGAACCCGGCAGTAAACAATAAGCTCGTCGTGGAATACTTATTACGGAAATCGCTCAACGAAATAGTTCCAGAGGCAACGCCAGCCAATGAACGAGCTGAAGAATCGTTCAAAGACCGATTCGTTTCGTTAGCCGTTCCAAGCTCCACGTTGATGTCAGCAAAGCTGACTTCTCCGGAACTGATTCGAATTGCCATTTGTTATCCAGCGGTCGGTGGAACAGCGGGGGCAGCCGGATCAGGAGCCGGAGCCCACGGAAGTGGCTTCTGCTCTAAAGCGAGCTTAGCCTTTTCCTTCTCGACAACAAAGGCGATGTGAGCCTTCGTGCCATCGAGCGATGGGTCGTTCTCGATCCAAGAAACGATCTGCGCTTCGGTGAGCGACAGAAAACCAGTGAAACTGTTCGGGTCAGCATCGGCAAGCTTGACGGTCACAGGAAGCTCAAACTTAGCCGCGCCATCAGCGCCGCTTACAGTCACTTCCACTTCCTTGACTACATCAGCAAGGTCGCCTTGAGCCACCACTCGGGCGGCATTGATCTTGTACGTATAAACGATAGCCATATCCATCTCCTAGTGAAGTCGTGATTTTAACTCGGCCAGCTCTTGCTTGAGCATGACCAGTTCCTTTGCAAGCTCTACGGCGGACACCATAGCGGCGTTGCCGTATGCCAGAGCGAGGGTTCCTTCGTTGTCTGCGCTGACAACCTCTGGAAGAATCTTGCGCATAGCCTGAGCGGACACACCAGCCTGACGCTCGCCGCTGTCGATGCGGGTATATGTACCGGCAAGGATTGACGCTAGGCGATCAACGAAGCCGTCGTATATCGGAGCCCAGTCTTTCTTGAGCCGCTCGTCCGAGTACGCGGTGACGTTGCCAGCCATTGTGAGGTTGCCGGACATGTCCATCTGGAGGCGGTTTGCGGCTGCTGACCATCCGCCGATACGCATGACGTTGTCGCTGTCGAGACCAAAGTTGACGGCGTACGAACCTCCGCGATGAAACGACATCCACGCGCCGTTCGAGCCTGTTGTATAGGCTTGAAGCGGAGGGCTGGAATTAGTCCCGGTGTTTCCGGCGCTAGCGAAGTAATTGAAGCCGCTCCAGTTGTTCGTAGAACCCAACCCGGCTGTGTAGTTGGTGTAGTTGGCGCTATCGAGAACCGTAGCCTGCGTGCCACCGCCGTATGAGTTTTTGTAGCAGTAGAGCGTTCCGCTTGCCCAAAGAATCTGCCAGCCATAGCTCTGGTTGTGAACCCCTGAGTTATTTGAATCGGGGTTGATCATCAAACTGACGTGGCCGTTGTTGAGCGACCCAAATTCAATGCCATTCCAGCCGTTTCGAGTTCCGTCCGCTTTCCATGATCCGTACGTGCCGTTATTTGGGTACCAGTGTGCGCCGTTGACGCCCGAGAACAAGCCGCTGCTTGCGACATTAATCCAGTTGTAGAGGTACAGGTAGCCGTTTGAAGCGGTGCGCAGAACAACGCTTCCACCGCCGGAGTCCGACGACGCATAGCCGTTGAGTTGTGCGGCAGAGCCGCTGATGCTTATGCCCCAGGTGCCGCTTGCGCCGCTGCCTGTGAGCGACGGAGCGTAGCTCGTGTAGTTTGCGGACGAGAGCAAAAGTCCGCTATTACCATACCACGCTCCGTAAAGGATACCGCCACCGCTGCTGCTCGGATAAACGCGAACAGCCCATGCGCCTGCATTGTTGAGAAGTCCAAAGTTTCCGTCAGTCTCCGCATAAAGATATCCAAGCGGAGTCCCTGCATGCCCATTGCGAAGCCGGATGCCAGTCGTGCCAGCGTAGCCTACGTTCCAGTATTGACCGTCTGAGTACCAATGGTTAGAAGTCGCTTGGTTGTACAACCCGGTGCCGGAGTTGTAGTTACGAAGCCAGCTGTCGGCGTAAATGTCGGTGCCGCGAATATCCTTTCCTGACGAAGCCCACTGGTACCCCTGAAGCGTTCCGGCACTTCCGGTGATATTGATCGACCATGTACCGCTTGCGCCGCTGCCGGTCAGTGTGGGCGAGTAGCTGGTGTAATTGCCCGCATGCAGAACTTGATTACCCGCCTGCGTGATTGCTCCGCCTGCATTGAAGCTGGAGGGCGTGCGGAGTGCGCGGAGGTCGCCGGTTATGTTGGTAAAGGATTCGGTCGTAGTCTGCGTCGCAGACCAGTTGCCGACCATGTCCATGGTGTTGTCGTAGAACGACCCGTTATGGATCTTACGTAGAACAATAGTTCCGTATTCCCACGTTGATCCAGAAGTTCCGAACACAACGCAAAATCTGTTGTCCTTGAACCCAAGACGGACTTCTTTGCCGCACTGCCCGATGACGTTTGCGCTGACGTTGTACCAGCTAGTGCTCCAGTTGTGACCGCCAACGATGACGGTCGAAACTGCGTTGCTGTTGTACTCGTAGATGTCGAACACCATGTGAACCATGCCGTAGTTCGACGTGGTTCCCGGCAGGTAGAAAATGACCATGCCGGTTGAGGTGCTGCCCGCGCTCCAGTTGACGTTTGGTCGCGCGATGTTGTTGCCCTGCTCAAAGTGAGAGCGGAGCGTCATGTTGCCTTGGTTGCTGATCGCGGCGACGTTGCCGAGCGTCTCAACCTCTCTGAATATCCAGCCGCGATTCGCGGTGGAGTTCATCGTGAAGTATGTCGCCCAGTCAGCAGATACAGCGCCGTATGTTCCGAAATTGGCGGTCTGCGCGAAGTAGAGACCGTAGGTTGGCTGTAATGAACCGCCGCTATACAGGTTTATTCCGTAACCAGCGCCGGACGCTGAGTTGACAGTTACCCCGACGTTGAAATTTGTGTAGCCGGTAACTGTTCCGCCGCTTAATGGGAGTGCGTAGCTGCTGTAGTTGCTGCTATCTAAAAACTTGCGCCATGTCTGCCATGAGTAATCGCGGCGTTGACGGAACCATAAACCCGGATCACCAGATGTTGGACTGTAGAACTGCGCGATCCATTGCCCATTGTTGAGGTGGTCGTAATCCCATCGGTGTCCGTAGTAGCCCTCTGGGAGTCCGGTTGCCGCGTTTGTGACATGCCAGTACCCCTCAACGGGGGTGTTCATGTCCGAATTCGGATATGTTCCATCAGTACGGAAATAGTTGGACGCTGTAACACCACCGAGCTGCGCCGCTGATCCGGTGATCGAAATGCCCCACGTACCGCTAGCGCCGCTGCCCGTTAGGGACGGAGAGTAGCTGGTGTAGTTGCCAGCATGTAGGACTTGGTTTCCGCTTTGCTGCAAAGCTACCAGCGAGTTGACCGCACCGCCGCCGACAGCAAGCACTTTTGAGTTGCCGCTAACAAACGAGAACGAGCCGCTACTATTGCCGCTTGACCAGAATACGACATTAGTCGGAGAGGAGACTGCCGACGAGCCATCGCTATCGTAGCCTGCCCGAACCCAAAGGCTTTGAGTTCCTCCCGGCGCGATAAGGCGCAATTGATTGACGTTTCCTGTCGATATTGAAAGCTCGCCAGTCAGCGTCCCGCCAGTCAGCGGTAACTTCGTCGGGTCAGACCCGCTTACAGTGATATCACCAGTGCCAGTGATAGAGCTTCCGTTGATGGTCTTGAAGTAGCCGCTTGTGTAGTTACCGGCGTGGAGAATGACGTTGCCGCCAGCCGTCAGCGTTCCGCCCTGCGTGTTGAGCTGGATGTTTGTGCCAGCGAGTGCCAGTGTTGCGTAGGCACTTGTCCCACGATTGTAAGAGATGACGTAGCCAGCACCGCCTGATACTCCGACTTCAAGCGCTAGCGCGTTGTTTCCAGAGCCGCCGTCATACCAGCCGGTGAATCGACCCTGACCGGTAGTAGCGATATCGCTGCCGAAATTTCTCTGAGACGTTGTCGCAGAGTTGCCGGTAATGTTGATGCCCCAAGTGCCGGACGCGCCTGTTCCGGTCAGCGATGGGGAGTAGGAGGTGTAGTTTCCGGCGTGGAGGACTTGGTTTCCGCCCTGCTGCAAAGCGACCGTGGAGTTCACGGCGCTTTCGTCAACAGTCAGGCTGGTCGTCCAAGAAACCCCAGCGCCAGTCGGAGACGTGCGGAATTCGTGACGCCCGTTTCCAAGATGCTGGATGTACGCAAACTTCTTCCTTGCTGTGTCGTCCTCTGCCCATGCGGAGCCAGTCCAACGGGCATTGGATGTGAAGTTCAGTCCGTTGGTATCAGAGCCTTGACGAGCCTTTGCGGTAACGCCGGTTGTTTCGAGCGTCCACTTTTCCCATGTCGATACACTTACGGTTGATGCGCCAGTCAAAGTCCCGCCGCTCAACGGCAGATAGCTCGACAGCGATGAGCTTGTGATGTACCCGCTAGGGTTTGTCGAGTTGTACGGTGTATAACCAAGAGCAGATGTAACATCACCAGAAGTGAGCGTTACTGCGCCGGTGCGCGTATTGAAACTCGTCACACCACCGTCGATCTGAATATTTCCAGAGCCCAGTACGGATTGCCCGTTAACGGTCTTAATCGACGTGCCGGAGACAAGGATTGTCTGGTAAGTACTAGCGGCAGTAGTGCTCGCAAGGTACCCGGCCGGGTTAGTCGCGTTGTAAGGCGTGTAGCCAAGAGCCGTAGTTACATCGCTGCTAGTGATACTAGTAGCCGCTGTGACACGACCTTTGGCGTCAACCGTTACCTTGGTGTACTGCCCCGCGACAACGCCGCTAGCGGCGAGCGTCATAGCCACGGACGAACCGGTGCTACCGCTTCCCGTTACGTCACCGGTGAAACTGAGCGAACCAGACGGTGGCGGCTCCCATACCGTATTAGTACCGTCTGTCGAGAGGAACTTACCAGTCTGGCCAACCTGGGATGGGAAGAAACTGTTCTTAACAGCAGCAGACGGCGTACGTACTTCGGATGTATGAACGTACTGCGGGTGATCGTCGTCAGTTAGCCCCGACAAGTTGCCGT